TGCTGGCAGAGCCATGCGGCTATCTCCTTTTCTTTTTCTGCTGGTAACGAGACTTTAATATCGGCTGGATTCATTTGATTTAATCTAATTGAATATGTAGATGGGTTTGCCTAATTAACACTCGATAACCTAATCTTCTGAGCCAATGAGTAGCTTGTCTTTTCCCCTCGGGTGTATCAAACACGGCGTCTTTAGCTAACCCCAAACAATGTAAACTGTTTTTTTCTCCCCCTACCTTTATATTATGGTTAATGGAACGCACCCCGGAAGTTTCTGAACCTCCCGTTGCCAATAAAACTCGATTTACATCATCATCAAAGGCACTCATTTTTTAAACCCTTTTTTGCTTTTCCTTCTTGGTTATGTTTTTAATAGTGCCCTTGTTCTCAGAAGCATAAAAAACCTGCACTCCTTTTTTTTTGCCGTATTCTTTTACCATCTCCCTTTTTATCTTTTCCCCTTTCTCATTCAGTGGCATTTTTATACCCTATTTACATACTCGTTCTGCTATATGGTCCAAGCGCTCTCGAAGATATTGTATGTCTGCCCGAATATTCTCAAGGCTTTTGCTATGTAGCCCACAGACATCTTTTCGCATACATTCATCCTCTAATTTGGTTATGCGTTTACCATAAACCTTGATAGTAGTTATATAGGCACCAACGGCAATCAAAGCGGAACCGGCTGGCACCACAGTTTGTATCGTAAGGGCTGACCAATCGACCATTTACGGCCCCTCCTTAGTTCCCCTAGAAGCAAAATAGAATCCTAAGACCGTGGCATAGATCGGCAGGAGTTGGTCGGGCTTAATCTTCCCAACGAGTGCCAAGTAAGAAATAACGCCAGTAAAGACAAAGGTAATAACGGGTCGTACAAGCCCGCGGATAAATTCTATTATTACAGCGGCATGACCAATAGCTATATTCTGTTTATCCTTAGTTGCTTCTAGCATAACTAACTTTTTTCGTAAAACCTTGAGGACAAGATGCCCGAATTATAGTAGACAATTCCATAACTTTAACTGTCAACTCGTTTAGCAGAACTGACCATTTTATAAATGGTCACTAGAAGTGATGCGCCATGAATAAAGATCCCTATTAAGCCAATAATTATTACAAAAAGAGACATCTGGCTAATACTTTCTGTGACAACTTCTACTCCTTCCATTATTGTCCTTCCTCAAAGTATGTTTCCGGGCTGGGAGCAAACCGCCGGAGCTTCTCTATATCTTTAAGGGTAGGTTCCCAGTCTTCAAGATTTCCCTTTTGCCATTCTTGGGCAAGTTTCATAGCTGCCGGGATACCATGTTTCATTACCAATTCGGTTAAGGCAATCACAAAAAGCAACTCTCGGTTCATGGTGTCAAAGCTCCTACCATAGTGGTAACTTCCCCCTGTTTTTTAATCATTCCGTCTATCTTCTC